GGGGCTCTGGATAGCTGACAGCTCCGAGCCCCCAGCTGGTAGCCTGTAAGGCACGGGCTCCGCTGGGTAGCCCGGCCGAGGTGAATAAAGGTCGTTTGGCTTTCGGCAAGTACCTGTGTCTTCTCATTTGTCTCCTCGACCCGAACAAGAACCACCCAACAGCTGGCGCCCAACGTGGGGCTCGAGGAGCAACAACCAAGTGAGGTGAGTACTTGCGAGACATCCCGGGATGAAGTTGAGCAAGCTTGAGAAGGCCCTTAAAAAGGTAAGGGTGACGCCCCAGAGAGATGATACTTATACAATAGGAAACGTCCTGTGGGCCATCAGGATGTGTAGATTGATGGGGCTGGATTGCTGCATAGATGAGGCTACAGCAGCGGAGGTGGCAATTTTGATAGGACGTTTCCAGTCGTTGGATTTACAAGACTCCCCTTTAAAGGGAAAGGATGAGAAAGCCATATTGACCACTCTGAAAGTTTTGTGGAGCCTGCTGGCGGGCCACCACCCAGAAAATTCAGATATGGCAGAAAAGTATTGGGAAGCATGGACAATCAGAGAAAGGGAGTCCCAAAAGGAGGAGGAAGGAGAAATTACCAGCATCTACCCACAACTTAGAAAGAACTTCCCCGCTGTATCCACATCTGACGGGTCTCCTAGATATGACCCTGATTTAACAAAACAGCTAAAGATTTGGGCAGATGCGACGGAAAAACATGGGGTGGACCACCACGCCGTTAATATTTTAGGGGTGATCACAGCAAACTTAACACAAAGTGAAATTAGGCTATTACTACAAAGCACCCCACAATGGAGATTGGATATTCAGCTCATAGAATCAAAATTAAATGCCAGGGAGCACGCCCATAGGGTCTGGAAAGAGTCCCACCCGGAGGCCCCAAAGACAGATGAGATAATTGGAAAGGGGCTAACCGCAGCAGAGCAAGCCACCTTAACCACCCAAGAATGCAGAGACACTTATAGGCAGTGGGTTTTAGAGGCGGCGTTAGAGGTAGCACAAGGAAAACATGACCGGCCCGGACCTATTAATATCCACCAGGGGCCGAAAGAGCCATATCCTGAGTTTGTAAATAAGTTAGTTACAGCATTGGAGGGTATGGCAGCACCCGAAACTACCAAACAGTATCTATTAGACCACCTGTCGGTGGATCATGCAAATGAGGACTGCCGCGCAGTGTTGCTACCTTTAGGGCCCTCAGCCCCGATGGAGAGGAAGTTAGAGGCATGCAGGGCGGTAGGTTCAAGTAAACAGAAGATGCAATTCTTGGCAGAGGCATTTGCAGCTATAAACGTAAAGGGTGATGGAGAAGTACAAAGGTGTTATGGATGTGGGAAGCCTGGCCATATAAGAAGGGATTGCAAGAACCAGAAATGTTTCAAATGTGGAAAACCGGGCCACTTACAAAGGAACTGCAAATCAAAAAACGGGAGGCGCTCCTCTGCCCCTTCTGGGCAGAGGAGCGGATACCATCAGGAGAAGACTTCTGTGACCCCGTCTGCTCCCCCGTTGGTATTAGATTAAACAGGCAACCTTTCATAAAAATTTTCTTAGGAGGGAGGTGGGTTAGGGCTTTGATAGATACAGGGGCAGATGAGGTAGTGCTGAAAGACATTCATTGGGATAGAATCAAGGGTGTGCCCGCTGCCTCAGTAGTGCAGGTTGGAGTAACAGGCAGAAATATAGCAAGGAGGAAAAGTAATGTAGAGTGGAGATTCAAAAACAGATATGGCATAGTGGACGTCCTGTTCTCCAACACTCCAGTAAATTTGCTAGGCCGATCAGTACTGCAAAGTATAGTGACAAAATTTACTCTAGCTGCACACACCAAACAGATTCAACCACTTCCGGTCAAGCTACATGGGCCAGGTCCACGGGTGCCTCAGTGGCCCCTCACATTAGAAAAATATAAAGCCCTTAAGGAAATTGTTGAGGAACTACTAAAAGATGGAAAAATCTCTAGAACCCCTTGGGATAATCCTTTCAATACCCCTGTTTTTGTAATAAAAAAGAAAGGGGGAAGTAAGTGGAGAATGCTAATGGATTTCAGGGCCTTAAATAAAGTGACAAACAAAGGACAAGAATTCCAAATCGGGCTGCCATACCCCCCAGGAATTCAGCAATGTGAACATATAACAGCTATAGACATAAAAGATGCCTACTTTACCATCCCTTTAGATGAGAATTTTAGACAATACACTGCTTTCTCGGTGGTCCCGGTGAATAGAGAAGGGCCTCTAGAAAGATATCATTGGAATGTGTTACCTCAAGGGTGGGTGTGTAGCCCTGCCATATATCAAACAACCACTCAGGAGATAATTGCAGAGATAAAAGATAGATTTCCTGACATTGTGCTCTATCAATATATGGATGACCTTTTAATTGGATCAGACAGACCAGACCATAAAAGGGTGGTGAGTGAAATTAGGGAAGAATTAGGGGCTTATGGTTTTAAAACTCCAGAAGAAAAAATCCAGGAAGAACAGGTGCAATGGTTGGGGTATGAACTTACCCCGAAAAGGTGGCGGTTCCAGCCTAGGCAGATAAAAATAAAAAAGGTGGTAACAGTGAATGAGCTACAACAGATGATAGGAAACTGTGTATGGGTGCAGCCGGAGGTAAAAATCCCTTTGAGTCCCCTCTCAGATTTACTAAAAGGGAAAACTGACCTAAAAGATAAGATAAAATTGACTGAAGAGGCTATCCAATGCCTAGAGACAGTAAATAAGAGATTAAAAGACCCTGAATGGAAGGAAAGGATAAAGGAAGGAACTGAGCTGGTAGTTAAAATTCAATTGATCCCTGAGGGCGTTGTTTATGATCTACTACAGGATGGAAACCCCATATGGGGTGGAGTGAAGGGATGGGATTATAATCACGCTAATAAGATAAAGAAAATGTTAAGTATAATGAAAAAATTGTCCCGGATAGTCATGATTATGACCGGAAGGGAAGTCTCCTTCCTGATACCCGGAGATTCAGAAGACTGGGAATCTGCCTTACAGAGGATCAATACACTAACAGAGATACCTGAAGTAAAATTCTACAAACATGCCTGTAGGTGGACCTCTGTCTGCGGTCCTGTAATAGAAAGATATCCTACTTATTATACTGATGGAGGCAAGAAAGGGTCTAAGGCAGCAGCAGCCTACTGGAGGGAGGGAAAAATAAGGAGGGAAGTTTTCCCAGGTACAAATCAACAGGCAGAACTTAAGGCCGTCTTGATGGCTCTACAAGATGGCCCTGCAAAAATGAATATTATTACAGACAGTAGATATGCTTTTGAGGGGATGCGAGAGGAACCCGAGACTTGGGGAAGAGAAGGACTTTGGAAGGAAATCGGAGAAGAGCTAAGAAGGAAAGAGTATGTAGGAGTCAGTTGGGTTCCCGGACATAAGGGGATCGGAGGAAACACAGAAGTAGACCAAGAGGTACAAAAAGCACTCCAGGGCCCCATAACAGTGAGTCTCCCACAAGAAATACTATTAGAAGCAGGGGAGACAAAACTTGTGAAGACAGGGATCTTCTGGGAAGGGCTGAGGCCATGTAAGCTCAGGCCCGAAGAAGGCCTGAAGCTTAAGGGAAGCTTAATAGATGAAGAATTACAGCTGGAAATTACAAATACTCAAAACAGCAGGGTGGGAATAAGACAAGGGCAAACAATTGGCACATGTTTCATTGAAGCTATTCCACAAGCCATAGAAGAACATGAAAAATGGCATACTACAGCGGAGATATTGGCTCGAGAGTTCCAACTACCCAGGAGAGTAGCTAGAGAAATTGTACACAGGTGTCAAGCATGTAAAAGAACAGTAAGTTGCCCCAGGAGGGGAACAAACCCAAGAGAAAGATTCCTATGGCAAATGGATAATACCCATCTAGAAGGGAAAATTATATGGGTAGCTGTGGAAACAAATTCAGGGTTGATTGAGGCGCGGGTTATTCCAGAAGAAAGCGCACAATCAATAGTGTTTTGCATTTTAATGCTCGTATACAGGTACACCGTATACCACATACATAGTGACAACGGGCCCTGTTTCATAGCACAAAAAGTAGAAGCCTTATGTAAGTATCTAAAGATTACTAAAACAACTGGTATACCTTACAACCCTCAAGCACAAGCTATAGTAGAAAGAACACACAGAGACATCAAAGATAAAATAGCAGCATTTAGGGAAGATTGTGAGACAGTAGAGGCGGCTTTGAGCCTGACCCTAGTGGCCCTAAATAAAAAAAGAGGGGGAATAGGGGGTCATACCCCATATGAAATATACCTAGAATCAGAATATAACAAATACCAAGAACAACAGAATCACTATAACAATTTTAAAACGGAAAAATGGGCCTATGTTAGGGACAAAAGGAAAGTATGGAAAGGACCATACAAAGTCCTATGGGACGGAGAAGGGGCAGCAGTGGTAGAAGAAAACGCAATGCCAACATTATATCCCCACCGGCATATGCGATTTATCCCGCCCCCCAATACCGATACCCAAGATGGGAATTTGTGATGAATGATCTGTATAGTCAAACTGCCCGATTACAGAAGGAAGAGATAATCATCACTTACCGGTATGCCGTATGGGCACGGGAATGGAAGATACAAACTGGTTTCTTAGATCTAGGTTATTTGATGACACCCGCAGGAACACATACAACAGGAGAATTAAATGAATTAGATCTTTTCTGGGTCCGATACACCTTGTGTCAGCATAGGAGCCCAAAATGGAGAGAGCTTCTACTGGGGGAGATGACTCACACTTCCTGTAGACGCACCGCCCAGGCAGCAGTGGTGAGCCACACAAAACCTCATACCCTCCAAAGATTGGCGGGACTTACACTTGTATGTAATCAAAACTTGTGCTGGTATCCGGTAGGGACGGTAACCCGGAACAGCCCCCTGTGGATGCATTTTACAACAGGGAAGGAGCCAACGATTCAGCAGTTGAGTGGCCACCCCTAACCAAGGAGGGGATCAACCGGCTAGCCAGATATGCCTGGTCCCTGGGCCACGACTCTAACCTTCCCCGGGCACAATGGAGGATTTGGCGGAGGGCCCAAGTGCTGGCTTTTTTGGAACACGTGTGCCGGACCTAGGCGAGTCTGCCCAAAATGTTCCTGCCCTATCTGTGTATGGCATTGCCAGTTATGCTTTCTACAAAAAGGCCTAGGCATCAGACATGATGGAAGAAGGAAGAAAAGAGGAACCAGAGGAAAGGGGAGAAAAATCCACTATGCGAGATCTATTACAGAGAGCGGTGGACAAAGGGCACCTAACTGCGCGTGAGGCACTAGATCGTTGGACCCTGGAAGATCACGGTGAGATCCACCCTTGGATAATTCTTTTCTGTTTTGCAGGGGCTATAGGGGTGATTGGAGGGTGGGGCTTACGGGGGGAATTGAATGTTTGCATGCTAATTGTTTTAGTAGTGTTAGTACCAATATACTGGGGAATAGGGGAAGCTGCAAGAAACATTGATAGCTTAGATTGGAAGTGGATACGGAAGGTATTCATAGTAATAATTTTTGTACTTGTGGGGTTGCTAGGGGGCTGCTCAGCTCAGAGACAGCATGTGGCTATGCTGCTGAGCCCCCCGGGAATAAGGCTGCCAAGTACGGTTGATATCCCATGGTTTTGCATTAGCAATGCTCCCATACCCGACTGTGTACACTGGACAGTGCAGAAGCCAGATCAAAAACACCAACAGATTGAAAACGTGATGGAATTACAGGAAGTGCTAGATAATGCTACCTTTTTTGAAGTACCAGACCTATTTGACAGAGTGTACCTAGAATTGGCCCGCTTAGATGCAAACAGTACTGGGGTCCCTGTAAATATTCCCCCTACCGGAATAAGCCAGGTTAAGGGAGACTGCTCAACGGGAGACATTCAAGGGATGAATGAAACACTGAGCACTAGAGGAACTCTAGGGGAGAGAACTTTCCTGAGCATAAGGCCAGGAGGATGGTTCACCAACACTACTGTATGGTTCTGTGTCCATTGGCCATTTGGATTTATCCAAAGAAAGGAAAATCTGTCAGAAGGGAGTGCTCAGGTAAGAAATTGCCTCGACCCAATAAATGTGACCGAGCCAAGAGTAGCTAATTATTCCTACTGCCCCTTGGAATACAAAGGGAAGAACTATATAAACAAGGGGTTGAAGTGTGTAGGAGGAAGGGTAGACTTGAGTAGTAACCCGGAGCAACATACAGACCTCCTAGCTTGTGGAACATTCTGCCAGAACTTTCGTAATTGTGATATGGTGTCAAGGGACATCTTAATAGGATACCACCCTTCCCAGCAGAAACAGCATATTTATATAAACCATACATTCTGGGAGCAGGCAAATACACAATGGATATTGGTGCAGGTCCCAAACTACGGGTTTGTGCCAGTCCCAGATACAGAAAGACCTTGGAAAGGAGGCAAACCTAGGGGAAAGAGAGCCGTGGGGATGGTCATATTCCTTCTCGTGTTAGCTATCATGGCGATGACAGCATCTGTCACCGCAGCTGCTACGCTCGTGAAGCAACACGCCACGGCACAAGTAGTGGGGAGACTGAGCACGAATCTAACTTATATCACTAAGATACAGAATCAATACCTGCACCTGTTTCAAAATCTGAACACACGAGTTAATAATCTACATCATAGGGTTACTTACCTTGAGTTTTTGGCAGAAGTCCATGAGGTACAAACTGGGCTAGGGTGTGTGCCGAGAGGAAGATATTGCCATTTTGACTGGCGCCCAGAGGAGGTAGGATTAAACATGACGCTCTGGAATTCTACCACCTGGCAACAATGGATGTCCTACTACGATCAGATAGAAGAAAACATATGGAATTTGAAATACAATTGGTCTGAGGCCTTAGAGAAAGGAAAGAGTAATACTGACGGTTTGGAGCCGGATGTCTTCCGATACTTGGCAGACCTATCCTCCAGTTTTACATGGGGTAGTTGGGTGGATAAGCTTGTATGGCTAGCTTATATACTTTTGGCTTATTTTGCATTTAAGGTCCTCCAGTGCATCATGTCAAACTTGGGCGCTCAAACACGGTATCAATTGCTGAATGCGCAAGAGGATACCGACCCTGCAGGGGACGGAGACCAGCCAGACGACCACCGATCCGGAGACACCCCTCGTTCTGGGGTACCCTCCGGGGGCTGGTCTCAGAAGCTCAGCGAAGGCAAGAAGATCGGATGTCTGATCTTGAGAACAGAATGGCAGAATTGGAGGAACGATTTGAGGACCTTGCGCTGGTTGACTCTGGGGGGAAAAATCCTGCAGCTCCCGCTCAGTCTGTTAGTCCTCCTAGTTCGAATCCTTTTGCATATTCTCTCTCCCACTTTTCAAAATCAAAGAGGGTGGACTGTGGGGAGAAAGGGAACAGGTGGGGACGACCGGGAGCTTTCCCCGGAGCTGGAATATCTGAGTTGGACTGGATCGAGTCAGGAGATGGTGGAGATGAGAGACCTAAAGGAGGAAGATATCCCCGAGGAGGGAATACGCCCAGTTGAGATGTGACACGTAGCTTGGAGGATCAGCTGATACCTAAAAATAGTAGTTCCCTTTTGCATGCTATATAAGCACATGAGCATTCTGCAACGGGGCTCTGGATAGCTGACAGCTCCGAGCCCCCAGCTGGTAGCCTGTAAGGCACGGGCTCCGCTGGGTAGCCCGGCCGAGGTGAATAAAGGTCGTTTGGCTTTCGGCA